CCTGTTTCTAGAACTACAGGTGAGGAATTTAATCCATTGACTCAGAGAGAAAGATCAGGTTTAAAAGATATGTCAAATCAAGGATTGAAAAATATAGTAGCTCGAGGAACTTATAAAAGCGGCAAAGTTAGTGGACCAGCTAAAGCTGCCCAAACAGAGTTAAATATCAGAGCTAATTATACAAGTCCAGACTTCGATCCTAAGAAAGTCTCATCCACAGATGTTAAGACTTCTCTTGAAGCTAGTGAAGAAATGAGAAGAGCTAGAATAGAAGGAAGAAATCCTCAGGAAGCTTTAAAAACATTCATGAAGGATAAAGGTTTAACTGGAGATTTTTCACTGCTGTCTGAGAAACCTGCTAATCCTACACAACCTCTACCTACGAAACAAGCAACACCAGAAAAACAGGTTAAAAAAGGTAAGACAGGAAGTGCTTTAGGTGCTTTTCTTAATAAAAATTACTACTCTGTGAATAAGTTTCCAAGCGTCTAGATATGGCTGAAAAGAAAAAGAAGAAAAAGAAAAAGTTTATACAAGATGCTATAAAACGACCTGGAGCGTTTACAGCTAAAGCTAAGAAGAAAGGTATTACCTCTGCTCAATTACAAGAGAATGTTTTATCTAATCCAGATGATTATGATGAACGTACTGTAAAGCAAGCACGGCTTCGTAAAACATTGGTAGGATTAAATAAGAAAAAGAAAGATAAGAAGAAATGAGAGACTCACGTTTAGATCTTGGTAGATATATAACCAACCCTTTTAACAGAAGAGGGGATGTAACTAAGCGTTTAGATTTTGATGATCTATTTACAGCTAAATCAGCAAGAGGTGAATATCCTTTTAATCCTTCTAGATTCGAAACTAAAGACTTAACTAAACGTGCTATGACTCGTAAGTTAACTCAAAACCCTGGATTGAACTTTACACCTAATACTCCATTCTTTGATGATAATGAACAGGTGACTTCTGACTATCAACTCTTTGAAGGTTTAGGAAGATTTAACAGAGCTATGGATTATGACTTTGATGAAGGCAGAGCTAAAACATATCAACGTCCACAAGATCAACCTGATTTTAATCCGGCTTGGATGAAAGCCTACGGTATAAGTCCTACTGTAAATCCCGGAGACGCATCTAAGAATCCTATGCCTAGATTGAAAAATCCAGATCCTAATGGCTACATTATGGGACAGGCTAAAGGCAGAGCAGAAAATGAGGCTGAAGGTAATATGTCCGTGGCTCAATTATTAGCTGATCAGAAATCTTTACCTGAAGCTAAAGAAGAGAAAGTAGAAAAGAAAGAAGAGAAACAGGGAGAAGAAACTGAAAAGATAGAAGAAGAAATACCAAAGCAAGAATCACCCGAAGTAAAATAGATCTATTAAAGTAAGCCAATAATGTTACGAGCACTTGCAGCTATTCCTAATTTTGCTTCTAAGGCAGGTGGTTCAAAATTATTCCAAGAATTATTGAAGCAATCTGCTGTACCTGCAATAGGTAGTGGAGCACTTGCAGCTCTTAGTACCGGAGATCCAATGGCAGGTCTAGCTGTTGGAGGAGCAGACTTACTTGCCAGTGCTGGTATAGCTAGAGGTCTACACGCATTAGGGAAAAGAAGAGGACCTATAAAAATACCTTTTACTAAAGGAAAGACTTTTGATTTAGCTGGAACTTATCGTAGAACTGAAGACGCTGCTGGGAAGATGGGTGCTTTACAATATGTTCCTTCTGGAGCACAGCAGTTAGGAATATATGGAGGAAGTTTAGCTTCTCTTTATGGTATTGAACCGTTGTTTTATCCTAAACCTCAACAAGGAATAGTAGGACAACAATTAAATCAAAGATTAGGATTAGATGCTTTCAGTGCAATGTCTCCAAAAGAAGCTCCAAATGTCCCTGATTTAGCTGAGGGTACATTATTTCAATTGGCTGGTAACCCAATGAGAGGAATGTGATATGAATCCTTTTCAAGAACTTTTACGTAAGACAGGTAAAAAAGTTAAAAATGTTGGCAGAGGATTAAAAGAAGGCTTTAAGAAAGGCGAAGACATAATGACGGCTGATCAAGATTTCAGACACTCTGTTCTTGATAGAGATTATTACAAAGGAACCACTGGTGGATATGAAGGAAAAGCTAAAACAGATTTTACAGATAGAACAGGAAAACAAGTAAAGAAAGGAGATACATATAAAGTAGGTAAAGCTGAAGGAGCTGCTGAATTTGTAGGAGCATATGCAGCGAGACTTTCTACTGATATTTTGTCTGATGGAACTAGACAGTTTTACTGGAGATATAATCATCCTTTAGCTATTGGTCAGAAGATCGTTGAGCAAGCTGTTCCTGAAGTAGGAGATATAAAAAGCCCAGTACAAAGAGCATTGGTAACAGGAGCTGTTGGAGCACCTACTGCTGCTTCTTTAGGTATATTTGATGTCACTAATCCTGGAGAACTATTTAGACCAAAAGGATATTCTCAAACTTATGCAGAGAAAGGATCAGATGATAGAAGAAAGACAGCAGAACCAGGCATGGAATTATTTGATAGATTCTTTTTAGGAAGAAGAGGTAGACCTCTTAAATATTCGACAGCTAAACAGGATATTCCTAGTCTTACTCCAGAAAGATATGGTAAAGCTATGCGTAGCCAATATCAAGATCGTGGTTTACTTGGAATGGGTTTACTAAAAGGAACTACTGAAAATTTAGAAGGTTATCCTGAAATTAGAGTTGTTGGATTTCCTGTAGGTCTCCAAGCTGTTGGTGCTACTGCAGGAGGTATAGGAGGTTTAAAGACTGCTAAACGCATGGGTTTATTTGAACCAGGGATACCTGTATCAAAACGTCTTACTGCTGCAGGTGTAACTTTAGCTGGATCTCTTGGTGGTGCAGCTGCCGGTAAAACTATGAATATTGCTATCGCTAGTGCTAACAGACCTAAGTATTTAACCACTTCAGAATATCAACAAAGCAAATGATAGTACTGATAAAATTAATCTATACGAGGAATGATAGGGATTGATGACTAACGAAGATCTTAGTTTTCAAATGCTAATGAATCAAGTAGGAAAAGGCGGCAGGGCTTTTGACAGGACTTTGTTTAGTTTATTTCCTCAAACAGCTACTAGAGCAGCAGGCACAGGAGTACCTTCTTCTGCGGCAGCTTTTTCCAAAGGAGCTGCAGGGGTTGCAAGAATGGGAGCTAGAAGGATACCTGTATTAGCTGGAGGTATTCAAGCATTATCAGGCGATCCTATCGGAGGGGTAGGTACAGCGGCAGGAGGAGTACTAGGAGGAATGGTTGGTTCTTTGGCAGGACCTTTAGGAACTATTGCTGGTTCTTATTTAGGAAGTCAGTTAGGACAGAGTGCTACCAGAGGTTTAGCAGGTATAGATATAAATGATCCTTTAACAGGACCTGATATTAGTTTGTTTGGTATTCCGTTAACTCAGTATGCTAAAACTAAAAAATCTTTTCAGAGAGGTACTGATTTAGCTAAAGCTAGATATAAACAATTACAGCCTTTAATGGAAGAAGCAAAAGACAAGCAACTTAGCAGAGATTTAACCTCGTCTCAGTTACAGTTAGCTGGTAACTTACTAGGTCAAATTTACGGGAGATAATCAACATGGAAAAGTTTCAAAACCTTTTAAACAGTTTAGGAGGAAATCTTAATACTTTTAGGAAAAAAGCAGGGTTTACAGAAGCTAACTTCGAAAAGTTTGGTAGGTTTTTAGGTGGTATACCTGGTCAAGAAGAAGTAGAACAAATCAGAAAGAATAATCCTAAGATGGACATATTTAAATCTGGAACTGAATTAAAGAAGGAAGATAAGATGAGATCAATAGATCCTGTTACAGGTGAGAAAGTTATTGTAGAAATCCCAGATGAATTAAAAGAAGATGGACCTAAAAAAGATAAAGAACCTTCTTTTAAAGAAAGAATTGGTATGCTCGAAGGAATGGCAGAAAGAGGAGCTAATCGTCAGTTCTTAAGAGCCGGAATACAAGCGTTAGCTAATTCTCCTTTGATCGGAGGTAAAGCCGCATTAGAAGCTGCTAGAAATGTCGGAAACCTGACTGCATTAAATATGGCAGCAATGGCTGATCAAAATTTAGTATTATCCCAAAACCCAACTAAACAAAAAATAGCTGGCAAGTATTTCGGGTAGTAGAATGGCTGTAGCGAACTGGTCAAACCCATATGGAGCAGAAGGGGGAGGATTACCCAGCTCAGGGGACCTTTCAATGTTTAAACCTAGATCCTTTGGAGGAGGGAACATGTTTGGAGCCATAATCGGTGGAGGATTGGGCCTTTTTGGTAATATGATGGCTGCTAGAGCACAGGCTAGTGCAGCACAGGCTCAAATGGCAGCATCTGCTGATCAGATGAAAAATAATATAATGATGAACAGAGAAGCTAGGAAAGGAAACCTAGCTAAGTTCATTGGGCAGAATGTAGCAGATTATGGATATGGAGCTGATTTAGATTTTGGAAGACAGAAGGAAGCTGAGATTTTTGGTAAAACGAGAGGACGTGATTTAGACAGAGGTGCAAACATTGCAGACTTCGAAGCACAGGTTGGTATGAGAGAGAATCCTAAATTCAGAGAGCAGAAGCAAAGACAATTCAGAAGAGACTTAGAGAAAGCAAGAGTAGAAAGACAAGCTGCCATGGAAGGCATGTTTGGACGGATTGCTAGATAGGAGGAATCATGGGAGCACCAAGAGTTACTTATGAAGCACCAAAGATCGAAAAGGATGATAGTTTCGAGAAGTATTTAGAGTATCAGAAAGAACGTGAGACTAAGTTAGAGGAACGTGCTCAAAAAGAAAGAGAGGACAAAGAAGCTCGTGACTTGATGAGAAGACAGACAGGTGCTAAAGGTCTGAGTGGTCTTTATGAGCGTACTAAAGGACAGTTAGAATCTGGTCTAATTGGTTTTCAAGGAGCACAGGATAAATTACAAAGTTATATAGATAAATATGATCTTACTGCTGGTTTTAAGGATGATACTTTCCAACCCGGCTATACAGACCCTTCAAAAGGTCCAGGTCAGTATTTAACTAGTCTCCAGAATATTTATCAGGGAGAAGGAGGTTTACTAGATAAACAGAGAACATCAGGTGTCAAACTTGCATACCAAGATGTTTTAGGAAGAGAAGCAACAGCTGATGAACTCTCTGGTGCCATGTCTAATTTAAAACTTCAGTCTTATGGAGGAGCTGGTATACAAGGTTTAAGAGACTCTCTTAAATCAAGTTCAGAGTACACTAAAAAGTTTAATAATAATTATTTAGATAATTACTATGACACTATGTATGGTCCTCAAACTGTAGATGCTGAAGGTAATAAAACTAAGAGACGTAAGTTTAATTTTGATCCTTCCTTAATGCCTAGTTACAAAGGAGACCTAGCTTCTAAAACTAATATAGAAACTCCTGATTTTGCTGACTATTTCAAAGAAGGTAGAACAATTGCAGAGCTAGAAGAAGGAAAACAAAATATTAGGGATACCAGAAAATTCCTTTATAGTGCTGGTTTAACTAATCTTCAAGGGGATATAGACAAAGAGACACAGAAGATAAAGAATGAAGGTGCAAGAGACATTGCTAAAATAAAATCAGAATCTGCTATATACGGTCAATTGTTAGGTGGTTTCAATTTCTAGAAGAATACCTATTGTTATAATAAATTGAGACGTAAAAATTCTTAATTCCATGGACGAGAATAACGACAATTATTTTGACATAAAAAGATTTTCAGACTTACTTGAAAAGCTAGAATCTTCTAAAAAGCGTCAGCAAAGACAAAAATCTGTAGAGGGTCGTAGAGACATCTTCGCTCAGGGTCTTGCTGGTATGATGGGCAACTTCTAATTTGGTAGTATTAGCATAGGTTACTAAAATGGCTGTTGATAAAACTTATGATTCAGATGATTATTTTGATCTGGATAAATATCGTCAAGCAGCCGGTGTAGCCTACGAATTTTCCAAAAAGAAAATGGAGGATGCCGGTGAACAAGAACGGAAAACGATTGGCAAAGGTGGTGAAGAGACCAGAGCAACCGCTCGCCAAAAACAAGAGTTCTCTGAAAGAGACGAAGAAAGGGACCGTAAACAGGCACAATCAGCTTATAGATATTGATCTATTCAATAACTGGGTAGATAACTTAGACTCCGCAACACAGGAGTCTTTTTGCTCTTTTGTCTCTGATAATAATTCTATTATTGAAGCCTATCTTTATTCTAGGTTTTTAGGATATGAAGGTAGCATAGCTCCTTGTGATTTGTGGATAAAAGAAAACTACAAGAAACCAGATCACAGGAAGAAACTACTATATGAAATAGATGAGATGCAGGAAGATATAAGAAAGTTAAGAGAAGATATCGAAAACGGTGCTGTCAAAAGAGATGCAGGCGTAGGAAGAATTGCACAGATGCAGAAAGAATTAAGAAGCACCATCTCTGAAATAGAGAGTTTCACCAACATGAGAGATCGTAAAGGTTTGCTCATGGCTGGTGCGGATAGAGCTATAAGAGAGTTAATGTTTATTTTTAAAGATGATCCAATAGAAACTCCTTTAGAAGAAGCTACGATGAGTGTTTGGGCAAGAATGCAACTGGAGGAATAGTGCAGTTAAAATAAGGAGAAGTGAATAAATAAAACTGGTGCATAATGGCTAAGAAAAAAATGCCACCTCAGCTTCTTGAGTACTTTAAAAATAAAAACGAAAAGAAGGAAGATGGCT